TCAGCACCATCTGTCATACTGGTCATAGCAAACGATCCAACAGCAGTATTAGCACTTGATGTGCTAATTGCATCACCTGCAACATAACCTATTAAAGTATTATTATCCCCTGTCGTAATAGCAGTACCTGCCTCATCACCCACGACAGTATTATAGTTACCGCCAGAGGCTATAGAGTTACCTGCGTTAACACCTGCTCTGAAGTTAGATGTACCTGCACTAGCAGTAATAATGTCTGCACCATCTGCAAATGTAACGTCAGCAGCAAAGTTTGTTGCACCATCTACATCTACTACATCTAGGTTAGTAGTGCCGTCTACGTCTATATCACCTGAGATGTCTAGTGAAGCAAAAACAGAAGTGCCTGTAGCAGTGACAGTGCCACCAAACGTGGCATTTCCAACAACATTTAAAGCATCAAAATGTGCGTTGTTAAACACATTCGCCGCTACCGCGCCTGACCCTGCACCATTAAAGAAAACAACCGCTGTCGTCCCCGCAGGAACCTCATAGTCATTACTTGCGTTGTAAGTGCCTTGGAAAAGCAATATACTACGTGAACCCGCTAAGTTATTACGCACGTATATAATCTTTTCGGAATCATTCGGCGTTAGCTGCACATAGGCCGTTGCACCTAAATCACCGCCATCACCAAAAATCACTAAGCGATTACGACCATTCGATGCCGCACCGTCACTGATAGGCAACGTGTTTGGAGATCCAGAAGATCCCGCAGAAGACAAGGTCACTGAAACCTGACCATCAAGAGCCGTGTCCAGTAAGTTAAAGTTTGTATTTGTAGTATCTCCCCATGTACCTGACTGTTCGCCTGTTGCTATGAGTTCAATACCGTTATTTAATGTATATGTACTTGGCATGTTTTTATCCTATGCTGCTTTTCGGGTCCAACCTGGGCTTTGTGATGGTGTTTCATTTGACCACCCAGGGGATTGAATTGGGTTTTCTGGAGTATAACTTGGATTTTGATTTGGGACAATAGCCCCCCACACAAGAACTTGACCAACACCACCTGTGGCTGAAATTCCCGTTGGAACTACGTTTGCTTTAGCAATGACGGTAACTGCTCCAACAGATCCTGTTCCTGCAAGACCAGTAACATTAACGGTCATTCCATTTTCGACTGTGACACTTCCAACGGCACCTGTTCCTGCAAGACCAGTGACAGGTATGTTATTATTGCTGATAGTGGTTGCAGTACCTACTGCTCCAGTTGCCGCTACGCCAGTAACAGAAACATCGGCTGCGGCGGCGACTGTAACGCTGCCGACAGAAGCTGTAGCCGCTACGCCAGTGACACTTATATTTGCTTCTGCAACTACGGTAACAGTGCCCACTGTGCCTGTGGCCTCAAGACCAGTGACAGGAGCATTAGCGTCTGCGGTTGTAGTTACTGAACCGACTGATGCCGTAGCTCCAAGTCCAGTAACAGAAACATTTGCGTCCGCAGTAACCGTAACAGAACCAACGTTTCCAGTGCCGGATACACCCGTTGGGGAAACATTAGCTTCTGCAACTACAGTAGTAGAACCGACGTTTCCAGTGCCGGATACACCTGTAACAGGGGCATTTGCCTCTGCGACCACAGAAACGGAACCAACCGAACCTGTCGCGGCTAATCCCGTAACAGGAACATTAGCTTCTGCAACTACAGTGACAGACCCAATCTGGCCTGTAGCTCCAGTGTTTGTAATGGAACCTTCGTCCCAAGCAAGTTGACCCCACGTTCCTCGACCCCAACCAGTAAAGGGGACGACAACGCTAGACATTACGCTATCCTAATGATGGCGTTACTTGCGTCTGCTGTTGGGAATACAATGGTAAAATCACCTGCGGTAGATGTTTTGTCACCACCAAAATCAAGAACCACAACAGAGGGATCACCTGATGCACTGTCATTAAAGATCAACGCACCACGAGCCGTAATTGTCGCTGTACTGAACGTCAAATCCGAAAAGTCAGTCAAGGCTGTTGTACCACTTGTGCTTGGATCAACACGCGTGAGAGCCGCACCTTTGGCAGTATATCCTGTACCAGACACTTCGTTTGAAGAGGTGTATGCTGTTGTTGCCGCCGTAAACGATGCGCTGTTTGTGTAGAGCGCAAGATTAAAGGTGCTGCCTCCACTATTTAAAAAATTGTGCTTGGCTTCAAGAAGCTCCTTCTTAAAGCTTGTACACATGAAGTTACCTGAAAAGGCCATGTCACATTCTCCTTATTAGTTCTGCAAGGTCGGGATAACCTGCATCTTTGATTGCATTATATACAGTAGTTCTATCACTTTTGACAGCTTCCCGTAAATAGAAACCAATCAACTGTACGATACGTTTTCGAAAAGCATGAACCTGCTCTTGTATTGCAGGATGTGTACTATCCGAAACCGAAATAATTTTATCTGCACATCTCTCTGCTATTTCTTCTGGTGTAAAACCACGATTCTGGGTTGTGTGAACCTCTACCTTAAAATCTTTTGGTAAATCTATATTTAATTCTGGGATCATGATCTTTCTCGTATAATTGGACCGTTGCGATACTCATCAATAGGCTCTTGAGCTTCACCTAAGTTTTTCAACCTAGATACAGCTTCTGCAAGTCTCTGATTGTACATCTGCATGGTGTTAGGATCACCCTTCATATAAGTATACGCCTCAACTAAACAGGCATACAGCAACGCTAACTCTGCATTTTCGGACAACCAAGTCGTGCCACTCTCCGCTCCTGCCGTAATAGAAGTTGGACGATATAGATAGTGAATATCTACGGTATAGTTAGCGTCTGGAGTTGGGGCGATAATAAAATTATCTACATCAAATTGAGCATAATACTTGGGCTGACCCGTAGTTGTTGAATTTGGAGTATACGTTTGAACAAAGTCCAAATCTTTAAACATCAAAAACTCTTTTGCCCCGCTAACATCGATGCTTAAAGAAAACGGAGCTAAGAAATCAGACGGAGCAGCAAGATATTCGTTGGCTGTTGTCATGGTTCCAAATTGATTTTTTTGAAACAAGTTTAGTTGAACATTTTTTAATATGCGCTCTTCAGCCATACGGATGAACAAAGGTAAGTTATTTACAAAAGACGTTTCATCGTTCTCTGTGTAGTCTTGTATTGCTGTTTTTAACTGTGCATATGTAAAACTCATGATGTAGTCACCGTTACTGTGCCAACGGAACCCGTAGCAACTAAATTATTGGGCGGAGTTATACCCGCTATATCACGGAATCCTACAGGATTCCATCCTGTTTGAATAGCTCGTTGTTCAGCTAATCCAGTTTCAGGCCGTGGACCCCGAAGTGCTTGTGGATCTGGAAACGCTTTCGGTGGGAACAACTGTGGATGCTTTGGCTCAAACTCATCAGGACCGACCTTTGCGCCCGTCCACTCTGTCTTCATGTCACGAAGACGGTAACGGCGACCTGATCGATCCGATATACCGTAAGCATGTTTACCACTAGCGTATGCCATTATACCCTCAGATAACTCAAGCTAGGCTGCAACTTCAAAGGTGTTCGACCTTGATCCTCATCCGCTGCACGTTGGAACTCTTCTTCATACACAGTTTTCAACAACTGAATACGATCTGGTGCTCGTTTCATTGCCATGTAGTAAGCTAACCCCGCCACCATACAAGGATAAAAACGAAAAGGCATGTCAGTAGTATTAACAAGAGCGTCTGCATCTTCTATCCTGCGTACATAGTAATAACGGATTTGATCCGTAGAGTTTTCTGGTGTGGACCACAAATACATCTTTGGAGTAATTTGACGGTCTAACCAAAACTGGCTTGGTCTGCCCTGAGTGGATTTGTTTGGAAGCGTTGCATAATCACCACGACTAATCCGTTCTATTTCATAGTCAGTGCTATCACGACGTACAACTACATCCAAAACATCAACCACATCTGAAGCTAAGTCATACTCTGATGTTCCTTGTGTGACGGTGAAGTTAGCTTCTTTCACCGTCCACAAATTAAGACCACGATTAGCCCAATCAGCAAACATAATGTTCATAGACCTACGTGCCGTCCTTGCGTCATAACCCGTGCGAACCTCAAGGCCACAGCGTTCATACGCCTCCTCAATGATTTCGCCAACATCCATGTTGAAGTCTCTTGAACCTGAAGTTGTCATTAGACTACTTTTGCCTCTTTCATACCTGATAGTTGAACACTTGGGTTACAACCATGAACTTTTCCGCCGTGACCAAACTTAACCTCGCCACCACGCATCATTTTAATTTTATTGGGATCTTTTCCCATTTTCTTAACCACGTCAGGAGCTTCTTTAGCTAAAGCTGCTAACCCTGGCTCTTTGGATTTGCTAATCGATTCCATCACTTCTT